AGTGTATTTATAAGCTATAATAGTGGTAACAATAATTATTGAGGCGGTGAAAAAACATGAGCATGGCAAAGAAAATTAAATTGTTAATGGTTGAAAGAGATGTAACAGCTGCTAAATTGGCTGAAAAACTAGGTACTTCCCAATCCAATATTTCTAATAAGCTAAAGAGAGATAATTTTAGTGAAAATGAATTAGAGGAAATTGCAAACGCATTAGATGCAAAATATGAGGCTCATTTCGTTTTAGAGGATGGACGCAAGTTTTAAGTAACAGATAACTATTAGTTGTCTGTTTTTTTATATGTACTATTGGTAGGATTTTCTATAGAATGAAATTACAATTATCTGTAAGGAGTGCATGACATGGACACTATCGCTGAAACAATCAAATTTGCTGGCTTTGGTAAGAAGAAAGCAATGGCTAAACAAATTCAAATGTTCGATGATCGACTAACTGAACAAGGTGAAACGCTACTAGCTGTATGTGCATCCGTTAAAGGCATCAAACAGCTTTATGTAACTGACAAACGTATTCTATTACATGAAATAAAAGGCATTGTTTCGAACGATGAAAGAAGCATTCCTTTAACATCAATTAGTAGTATCAACATTTCCAATAAGCTTGTTTACTCAACAATCGAAATCGTTTCTACTGGAAACAAAGCAATTATTGACGATGTGCCAGCGCATATAGCACTTGAAATTAAGAGTGGGATTGAGAACCTTAAAGCAATGGCTAAAACATCAACTGCACCTGCAGGTAAACAGGAAAAGGACATGTATGATGTAGCCGATGAAATTAGAGAATTGAAAGATCTATTAGATGATGGGATATTAACGCAAGAAGAATTTGACGCGAAGAAAAAGCAATTGTTAGGAATCTAGTCACTCATTCGAGTGGCTTTTTTTATGAAAGTTTTTAGCAAAAGAGTAAAATAATATACATAAAGCTATTTACTTTATTGAATAGATATAGTATAATAAAAGTATAGAAAGGAGGTGAACAAGAGTGGATGAATTTGAAAAAATCCTTGCAACAGTCGCACTTGTCGCAACAACGTTCAAAGCTATCACATCAGGCTTTAAAGACATTTACGACATGACACAAGGAACAAAGAAAAAGCGACGCTCCCCCGCAAAGAAGAAACGTCGCAAATAAGCTGTGAAGGAGGTTAACCCCTCCTTCTCAATCAAATTATATCACATCCACTTACATGTATGAAAAAATTGCTTCAAAGATTCGGTTACACAAACATTGCTTTATTAATTGCCAGTACAATCATAATAATGGTATACGTTGATTTTCAGAATCCATCAACTTTAGATTATGTTTTAATTGCATTGTATGGAATCACAATCTTAATTCACATCACAAGACTTATTCTGTTAATGTTTAAAGCGAGGTGAGGTTAATGGAATACAAATTTAGTTCAACCGAAGAACTTCTAGAATTTCTAAATGAAGAATTGCTTTCTGCAGCCGAAGCAACTGAGGTATTGGAAATATCGAAAGTAAGACTTGGGAAATTAGTAAAAGACGGAAAGTTAATAGCAGCTAAAGATCAACCTAAAATGTTTTTAAAAAGCATGTTATTAGAGAAAAAAGATGAACTCGAAACACTACGCAAAAAGTATAGACCGTATGATGAATAAAAAGAGGACCAGGTACTCACTTTCAATTGAGCGCCTGGTCTTTATTTTGGTGACTGATTAATAATTTTTCTACCTGAGTTTTTAAAGCCATATTAGCATCATTGATCTTAACGGCCTCTGTGGTAAAAACGTTCCGTTCACTTTCAATTTTGATTATAGCGCTATCATGTAAAGTAAATTCGTATTTGTGCATCATCTCATCTCTTTACCAACAACTTACAGTAAATTGGTAGACAAATCTATAAAAGGTGGCAAAATTTCTTTTTGGTCCTATTGCCGACAAAATGCAACAAACATTTATTACTTTTTTCTGTCTGCTTAAAAATGACTTCGGAACTTAATCTAATAGGTATTTAGTATTAAATTACAAAATTACCTATATTTAACTTTATGTATATGTAATAATAGAATCCTATTCTACAAAAATATAATTTCGGAGGTAATTAAGAATGAAAAAAATTTTTACTTTATTAAGTCTTTTAGTTTTATTCAGCACTACTATTTCAGTTCCTTTTGCTAGTGCAAATGAAGAAGAGTTTCTGCACTCTACCAATGCTAGCCAAATGGAAGTAGACACACAAAGTGAGTATGATTTGAAAGCGCTCGAGATAATAAAAGAATTAGAAACATCAGATGAAGGTGTTATAGTAGAAGAATATCAAGCAGAAGAATATAAGATAGATGAAGAAGTTATAGTAGAAGAATATCAAGCAGAAGAATATAAGATAGATGAAGAAGTTGAGAAAGCTATAATTTTAAAAAAGGGTAAAAAGCCACCCAAAAAGGATCCATCTAAATCTGGACCTGTTTACAAGACAGATAAAGAAGCAACTACAGCTGCAAAGAAACTCGGTTATACTAAAATATCAGAGACATGTGGTAAAGCTGCAATTTTCAGAAACAAAAAAGGAAAACCTGAATATATATCTCGTGATATAGATGGTCATATTGGTGGAGCTTGGAAAGGTGGCTCTTCACCTAGTACTATCTGTTCAAAAGACACTAGGAGTGGTACATATGATAAAAACCTCACAAGGATTGGCGACTAAATCTATTCATACTAAGTCTGGGGTTCCCATTACTGAACCGTGGAGTTCTTCAATGTATTTTAATGCGTCAATGGAAAACCGTGTTCGATTCTTAACGGATTATTTTAAAGAAGTTCGAGTGGATGGGATTCGAAAGTTTATTAATGACCTCACACTGGATGATCCCACTGTTGATCTATTCATTTCTTTAGAATACGATAATAAAAAGAAATACATCTCTAATAACTTATCCAAGCGTATACGCTTAGTTAATTGGAAAGAATATAAACTTACAAGTGAAGAGTTTGATCTTTATGAAGGCTTTGGTAAGATTGCATTAATAAAAGATGTAGCAGTAAATGACACCATTTTATATACAATAGATGCGCTTCTCAACAAAAATAAGTGTGCCTCTAATGCTGTATTTTTTATTGTCACGAGTAAGTATTTAGTTCATTTCGGAGCGAGTGGGGACGTAATTAATATACTTTCTACAGATCCTATAAATATTAAAAACCTAAAAATGAATTATAAAGGTATTTTTGATACTTTTTATGATGAACCTTTAAGCTAACTTCAGTAATTAAATATGTAAACGCAAAAAGCCCGTCATCACTGTGATTTGAACATTAATGACGGGCTTTGATTTTTATTTAACTTTACGTTCAATATAAATCAATGCATACTCCAATATTTTCTCTGTTGAATAATTATCAACATCAGTATGTGGCGATGTAAATGTACCATCCGCTACTGCTTTACGAATTAAATTACGCCCTTTGTCCTCCACAGTTGATGATGTGGAAGGCTTCAGCATTTTACCGACCGCTTTTGCTAGTTGTCCTGCAATCGCTTGGCATATCTTCTCAAAGTCTCGCTTGTACATTGCAACATCTACGCTATCATTTACAAAGCATACTTCAATCAAGTAACAAGGTTTATTCGTACCTTTTAGCAATCCTAAATCAGTACGAATTTTCACCCCACGATTCTGCAATCCACTCGCGTTACTAATCGCATCTGTAATAGCTGTAGCTGTATCAATATTTTTCCCACTATAAATAAGTGTCTCTGTGCCGATGCCTTTGTTGTGTGTGCCTGGAACTGAATTAAAGTGAATAGACACATCAATTTCTCGGCTCGATTTATTATGTTGTGCAATCAACCATTTGATGTTTGCTGCCTGCGATTTACTCACGTTATCCTCAATGTAATTTGTAATAATACCTGCTGCACGTAAAATAGACGTTACACGCTTTGCTACGTTGATTGCTTCGGTTCCTTCGTCGATTAATCCCATAGCTCCAGTATTCTTTCCTCGATGTCCTGGGGAAACTGTAATCATTTATTACCACCGTCCTTTTTATCATCGTTGTCCATTTGCAATTGCGTTAATGCATTGGTTAAAAATTGAGGTACTTTGATTCCGAGTTTACCTAGATTCTCAATCATCGAAATACCTTCCATGCCGATTAAAAACAATATCATAGCGTTACGCATGAAGTTGCCACTCTCTGTTGCTAAGTCCAATTGCACTGCTGCAATAACCATTAAAACCATTGCTGTTTTTTTAATCAAACCTTTAAATGCCTTTTTACTTTCAACGTTTTTATGGATGAATCCAACCATGATGCCAAGAATATAATCAATTACCATGAAGATGATAAAAGCTTTGATTAGATGGTCAATGCCACCGACAAGGTATGCTAACCATGCCATTGAGCCACCTACTAGTGACGTGTATAATGTATCTGTTTTCATTTGACACCTTCCTTTTCTGCATAATAAAAGCCCTCCACAGATGATTGTGGAAGGCATGAAATCAATGGTTATTTATTTGACTAATAGCAGCTGCTAACCAAAAGCCAATTGCGCTGATAAATAGTAATGTTACAATCGGATTCTCATATACAAGTTGCATTTCCTCACCTCATTTTTGGCATAAAAAATAACGCTTGCTTATGCTTGCGTTTGTTGTGTATCCATATCTGTTAATAGTTGCGTATATTCTTCATCTGCCAGTTGATTATTGGCGTAGAAGACATTTACCTTCTTTAACATGTCGTCATAGCTGTAACGGTTACGATCAATTAAAAATTTACATAAGTCATAAACCTTCATTATAATTTTCCTCCCTCGATGCCCATTTCATTCATGGTAATTAAGTATTCTGTATTGATAAGCGTTTGCGCCTGCATTTCTTCAACTGTTGGTGCTGGCTCAATAGGTAATGGTTCGGGTACATCATCCACAATAAGTGTTTTCGTAATCGCTGACGCTTTTTTACCGTCACTAGTATACTCAATAACGTGATAACCGTCGTCGTCATACTCGCGTAAAATGTGACTCATATGAATAGCCCTCCCTGTATACGGTAGTATCCATCATTAGACATTCCTACACTTATTTCTAATGATTTATTAAACTTTATCGGCCTATTAATCCATAGGACACCCATAGACGATGTTGTTACCCCAGGCGTGTACGTTCCTGAGGGTGTTATAACTGAGGATAGACCATTCCTAGTAATATGAACAAATGGTGTAGAAGCCCCCGCCCAATCGCCTATTGGTACTACCCCTACGGCGTAAGCTGTTGTAGGTGGTGCTTGAACCATTACCACTCCGTCTACAATTACTCGTATAGAAGCAGTATTAGGATTACTAGATGCTACTGCTAACGCTAAGTCTAACAACCCAGACCCTGTTACACTGTACACTACTGTACCACTTGATGCTCCTAAGTTACTCTGTATCTGAAATGGCACAAATTTATTTGCCTCAAAAGGAGAATCCATTTTGACAATCTTAGTATTCATACCATCTATACTTGAAGCTAGCTGATCTACGCCTGTTTTAGTAATATCAGTAGTGGTTTTTATACCATCAACTGTATTTTTTATTGCTAATTGTGTAGCTTTGTCAGGAAAATACCCTTTATCAATCCCTGCCATCATTCTACCTCCTGTTGAATATAATAAAAGCCGCCTGCATCTACTCCAAATCCTATACGATATTTCTTGTTATTATCGCTGTTAGTGTATATGTGAGGCATTGAATTAGTCATATGGCTTTCAATTTCCTGCCTAACATTAATCACCTCATTCTTTACCTCGTTAATGGCACCGCCAATTGTTTTATCCTCTGTTTCTAAATCAGGAATAGATGCCGTACCTTTTTGTAATTCACTTACTGCAGCATCCAAGACTTCCATATTTTCATTAATGTCTGATATTAAAACACTTTCGGTTCCCTCAGGTTTTTTTAAATTTAAATTCGGTGTGTATTTCATTAGCTCACCCCATCCCATACTCTTATATCATCCCAAGTTAAATTACTTACACTCCCCCAGGTACGATTTTTCACAAAGTCCCAAACGTTGAAAGTGTACGCATAGCCAAACTCTAAATGAGCTGGCACAATAATTTCTATCACTTGCATAAGGCCCTCCAAGTTATTAGGAATGCCCTTTGTGCCAATGAATTTGATTTCATATACGCCAGGTGTATTTGTTTTATTTATTTCTACTTCACCATTACTATAAGCAGCTGCTACATCTTTAATAGTTTCTTCGGTTGTTTGGTCAAAGCTTGCTCTGTATCGTGAAATAATTTGTTCCCTGCGTTGGTCATAGCGTAATGTGCTATTTGGTTTAATGCCAAGATCACGTTCATAAATAGGTAATGCTTCAATAGCTGTATCGATAAAAATGTTACGGTTCACGATTTCAAGTTGTTGCTCTGCATTCCTTAGTTCTCTATCATCGGCTGTAAGTACTGTTCTAAAGGTATTGGATTTACGCTCATATAAAGGTAAATACTTCATCATATCCGATAGATAGTCTTTTGTTGAAACAACAATACTTGTAATCATCTCAGCTCTTGTCTGCATGATAATAGGTGATTGAACCACCTTTACCCCTTGCGATAGTTGCTCAGTGATTACCTCATTTGTTGCGCCTGTTGAAGCAATTGAAACACCTTGCGTCTGCAATTCTGTTTCGGTAATCATCAAGGCAAGTCTAAAGCATTCCCATTGGTGCGCTGATAACTCACCCCAGGTAAAGACTGATACTTGGCCCCACTCAGATTGTGGTATAGCGTGCATTTGTCCTCACCTACCTTAAACGGACAATTAAATAGTTTTTAGGGATCTTGTATTGGCTTGATATATCGATGTTCTTTGTAAATTCTGCTTGCGATTTAAACAGCAAATTGCCACCTGTTTTTGCATCAAGAATCCCAATGTGCGTAATATCTCCCCATGTCTCTGCAGCAATAGGAAACAAAATATCAGCGCTGTTCGATGTTTGGCCATCTGTTGGCGCTGTGAAGCCTGCAGGTTGTCGTGAGTAGCTTGCTGCATTTACTTCTACGTCACCATTAAATAAGGCAACAAATACTTGCGTAGTTCGTAAATTGTCCGTTAGAACTTTATTTTTTAAATGCACTGTCATATGATTCATTCATTTACACCTCCCATTACTGGAACCCCAACATCAGGAATAACCACGTTAGCAGTTGATCCATTGATAAGTAAATCCTGATAATCCATAACCCCATCACTATCTATAATGAGCGCTACAATCTTTGCGTAACTCACAAAAGAAGCTTTGAAGGCTATTTCTCTCAAATGATTAGTAATGTTCTTTTTGATATTTGTTTTTACGATTTCCTCCGTGTAACCAGGTAATAATTTGAGGGCTACAGATAAATTGAGGAACAATGCAGCTGCAGGTATTACAAGTAAATCCTCTACACCAAACGGCATTTCCTTCTTAATATGTTTTCTCACATCTTCTACTAATTCAACCGATGCAGGTAGCTTATTCGCATCGATCACGACAACCTTCATTGTTAAGGGACCTTTGTAGCGAGGGAATATCTTTGCATCCCCTGTCCCTGTGACTTCTAAGGTCCATTCACGGTAATGATATTCATTTCCTGATTTCCCTGGACGTTGAAACTTATCATAATAGCGCACAAGTAAATCTTTTTTTGATTCCTCATCATAGCCATTTACTACAGGCTCAGGATTGTAGACATTCACCAAGTCATTAATAGATGCAGGAAAGTTTACAATTGTGTTCGCTGGCACGTTTCCTATTTGGCCAAACTCATTACATTGGATACGAACATGAGCGAATCCACTTTCATTAAGAACGGCTTCTTCAATTACTGAGTATAAAATTGTTTCTGTGCCTACTAATTCACCAACCTTAACAAGAGTACCAGCAGTACCGGAAACAATAACAGTTGTTGTGGCTTGTGTAGCAGGTTTACGCATTCGCCCTGTACGCTGATATACTATTTTTGTTAGCTCGTCACCTTTTAAATTTTCAATATCTAACTTATCTCGTACTGCAGCAATTTCCTTTTGATGTTCGGCAAATTCAACGGCCACAGGTTTTGTAATATCATAAACAAAATTACCTTTTGACTTGTCATAATCATTGCTGATATTTGCCATTATCCGATCATGTATGATCTTTTCATCTTCCATCTACGCTGCCACCTTCTTTATTGGCTCGTCAATTTCGAATGCTCCCTCTACTGTGACGACTCTGAATTTTATTCGCATCCACTTTCCACCATGGTTGAACTGCCATTCCTGAATTTCTTGAATGTGTGTATGTTCCATCAAGGATGCTGAGACTTCTCGTTTTATTTCTGCTTCAATAAAGGCGCGTGGTAAGCTAGAACCTATCAAATCCTCCAATGTCACCCCATAAGGAATGTCTTTGTAAATGCGGAATCGAAAGCGCTCAGTTTTAAGCACTTTTAAGATCCATTGTTTTAAGGTTTCGAGTCCATGTATCTCAACCATTTTTCCATTTCTAAATACAAAATCACCTTTATCAAAGTCATACAAAAAAGACTTACCTAGTGGCGGCAAGTCCGGTTTAATTTCCTGTGTATCAAATTCTAGTTGTGCGATCTTAGGTAACATTATTCAAACCTCACCGCCTTACCTACAACAAAATAAAGCTGTTCATCTGCAGTCGGTAACAATATTACCTCGTCACCTTCTTTGATCGTATCCTTTGTTTTAGATTTCACTTCTCTAGCTTCAAATGATTGAAATTGGCTATCTGTAAATCGAATTTCACCCTCCAGCTCAATTTCACGTTCATAATCTTCAAGGACATGAGCAGCGAAAACCAATTGGCTATTTGTTAGTATGACTGTATCATTTAAGCGTATTTGAGCATTAGGCGGTGGCGAAATAACAATACCAGTAGACATTGAAACTTGCTTAGGATTTTCATTTTGTTTAAGCATTTTAGCTAAAGTCGTAATCGAATCCATTTACTTCACCTCTAATGTAGGCTTCATGGTATGAATGCCTTTGCTAATCGTGTGCAACACATCTTTAATTAAAAAAGTACCTTTAATACCTGTGGTTGGTTCCTCTAATTTGAACAACCGGCCAGCTCTAAAATCATCATGGCCCATCAAATCAACGCTATTTTCCTCTATCACTTTTGAAAACTGTTTTAATTCGTTTTCTGCAATCTGTTTAGCGCTTTTCTTTTCATTCTGATCTAGCTTCACAACTTTTGTAATACGGCCATACTTCTCAGCCATTTTATTATCAGACTTGGTTAAAACCACTTTGTCATTGTTTCCGACAACTTGGATTGTATTAGCCATTTCTGTAATGCTGCGTCTTTTAGAGGGATTCATAAGGGCCGAATGAATATCGTACTTTGGGCCACCTTCAAACAATTGAAATGTGCCTGTTACCACTACATCACCTTGCTTTTCGATGTATAGTTTGCCCTGGCGCATTTCCATGAGGTATTTCACGCCTAATGATTGTTCTGCAATAGTAAGAATTTCTTTGATAATTTCGCTTACCTTTTTATCATTGAATATCTTCTCAATAGGTTTAGGTATAGATACAATCTTACCAACTTGGATATTGAAATCTTTAGCGATTTTCTTGATACAAGCATCTGCAGATAATTTTTTAAATTGATATACAGCTGAGGATTTATTTAGATAAAAGGCATAATCAAAGGCAACATAAGCAATTGGTGATCTGCCATTTTTCAGCTCGTCCACAATAATAGCTCGAGTAATCTCTTTGCCATTATTATAAAGGGCCACCATATCGCCAATGTCACATGGATTTTTAGGGAAGTAGTTCGTATCAGTAAACGCAATACTAAAATTGATTTCGTCCCCTAGTTCCTCCATGTTGCTACGCCAGGTTAATGTGCCAAGCAAGGGCGTAATATTCGTCATGGTTTCACCTTTAATTAACCATAATTCATGGGCCATTATTTCACCTTCTTTGTTTCTAAAATAATCTCTTTAAATTCTGATAGGACCAGTGAATAATAAACATCACCCGAACCGTCTTGAAGTCCAGCCTCAAAGCTTTCGATCGTCATTAGCATATTAATAGGTGTGTTTGACATAATCAGGCGAATTGGCATTCGTTTATCTATCCAACCCTCTATGATCTCGTAATACTCCCACCCAAAATATTTATTGCTTCGTGAAAATGGATACACCTTTGAAGGGAAAAAGGAATCAATCGTAAGTGATTTCAAGCCTCTACGTCCAAGTAATTTAATGTCACCCTGATTAATTGTTGTAAAGACTTCATTGCTCACAGGACTAGGTATTTTAAAATCAGGCGGCACTATAGGAAGTTGAATAATTTGTTTTCGATCCATTGTGCTTAGAAAAATATCCATCTGTTCAACCCCTTATAAATTGGCCAATCGTAATTGTAATAATGGTACAAGCTCATTAGCTACTTCCATTGCTGTAACGCCTTTAGCATTTAGGTTTTGAATAATAACTTGCACACTACCACTATTATTTGAAGTTGTTGATTGTGGTGTACTTCCTCCTGCAGGTGTAGTCGTTGTTGTTGCCCCTGGTGATGGTTGCACCATTTGATCCACATTATCGATTGATCCACCAGCTGCACGAATTCTTTCAGATTGTCGAGCAGGAATGACCATTTCATCTTTGTGTAGCTCTGCAATGTATCCATCGTACGGCACTCTATTTAATCCATCTGCGTGTGAACCTGAAACGAATTTACCAACGGCACCTGCAGCTTTTCCAATTGCACCGCCAATTTTCGATACCCATTCAGGCGGTTGGAAGTTACTGATTGCATTTTTAAAGTCTACAAACTTATCATAAAGTCCTTTGAAAAAGTTTGTTACTGGCTGAATCTTTTGAGCAGCCCAATCATAAATGCCTCCGAATACCTCTTTTGTCTTGGCCCACAATTCCCCTGCTTTTGCTTTGACAGTATCCCAATTTCGATATAACAAGACACCTGCCGCAACTACTGCAGCTATGCCGATAACTACCCAAGTCAAAGGACTGGCAAGCATGGCCGAATTCATGGCCCATTGTCCAGCTGTTGCGAGGCCCATTGCTGTTTTAAAGCCTTGAACCATAGTCGTTACTGTTGAAATGACTTTTAATGTGCCCATTCCTGCAGCTACAACCCCTACCGCTGTTCCAACACCTATAAGAGTCTCTTTAATAGGCTCCCAATTTTCACGAACCGTATTGCCAAACTCGAAAGCTTTTTCTATGATACCTTGAATTTTAGGGACTAATTCATCAGCTTTCTGTGCAACTGATCCTAGAAATTCTTCCGCTCCTGCATCATTTACAACATCGGCTATACCTACCTGCAACTCACGCCATGATGAAACTAATCTATTTTTAAGGCTTCCTTCCACTTTGGATGAAGCTGCATCTGTCGCTCCCTCGAAATCCTTCATAGCGTCCTTTGATCCGAGCATTGCATACATGGCTCCTGATTCGAGATCTTCCCATTTAGTTCCGAATAAAGCTACAGCTAATTGGTTGGCCGTTACCTGATCATCCATACCTTGCAACTCTTTTGTAACAGCGCCAGCAACATCAGCTACGCTTGCTTCTCCCCTATTGAAAGGCACCCATAAATCAAAAGTCGATTTACTCATGGCTGAGAATGTTTCGTCAGTTGACTTTGACCCATCTTTTACACGGATCTGAAACTCTTTCATTACATCATTTACATAGTCTAAATTGTAAACGCCTGCTTGGGCGCCACGTTCCATGATGCCGAAATATTCCTCAGCACTATAGCCCATATTGCCAAATAAGGATGAATACTCCGCGACATTATCAAACATTTCATTACTAAAGTTCAATCCGCGTTGGCCACCTGCAGTGAATAAGTCAAATGCTTTATCTGCAGATATACCAAATGCCTCCATCATATTGTTAGTACCGCGAGTGACTTCGTTTACATCAGAATCAAATGTTTTACCTAATAACATTGCTTTAGAAGTAACATTACTAAGTTCACCATTATCGATATTGTGCATATTTTGTTTTACTCGTGATAAGGCATTTGTTACTTCATCAATATTTTCACCGTACCCTTTTTTGAATACATCTTTTGCGGCACTTCCGTATACTTCCATTTGTCCTGCAGTTGCACCAGTTTGAGCTTGTAAAGTTGAAAAAGCTTCGTCCATGTCAAATATGGATTTCGCAACGCCTACACCTAAAGCCGCAACCCCTGCGCCGCCTAAAGCAGCCGCACCAGCCCCGACCGTTTTAAATACATTGACAGCACCTTTGCCGAATCGTTCTAGCTTGTTGCCTACTCTTACAATACCTCGACCAAAATCGTCAGACCGATCACTGGCGCGTCTAAGATTGCTCGAAAAATCTCTGTCCTGTAATGACAAGACTGCAGATATTACCCTTCTTCCCAACTTTTCACCGCCTTTACAAAAGAAAAAAGCTAGAACGGTATTGTTGCAATCGCTCCAGCTTTCAAGTTTTTATCCCTATCTTCTAATTCCTTGTCCAAACTTGCTGTCATTAATAACTTTGTATCGTAATCAAGATTCAATAAATATTCAGTCTTGAAACCTTTTTGAATATAGTGATGAAGAAAATAAAAATCATCATCACTTTCAATTAGTTTTTTATAGCTTTAACTCCGCCTTTTTTAAATCCTGCAAGCTCGAAAGCAATTTCAGATAGCAAAGCAATTTCACCAGGTTCAAAAATTTTAGCTACAATGTCGGTCGGCAACGTGCATCCGTAGGACTCTTTTAACTCTGGTTCTTTTAAATTTGGTTCTACCATTGTGTTATACACCATGTATTCATCCGCATCAGTGTCATATTTTTAATCACGCGACATCTTCATTACATCTACACATAAAGATTTTTCAGGCTTGCGAACAACTACTTCGACACCTAATCGCTCCACTAGCACTACCTGATTAACATCATCTTTCAACTGGTATTTTTCTTTCTGTTTCATTAAATCCAATACCGATAGTCGTTTATTTTCTTTTTGTGACATTCTAAATTCCCCCAGAATATATTTTTAAGCACTAATTCGATCAATGAAATCATAATCAGCAAAGTTAAATGGTAATTCTTCTGTACCTGCCGTTTTTTGTGCAAATTGCATTAACATAAATTCATTAAATGTTACTTCGCTAATGGCTACTCGTTCCGAACCAAACGCTCCTAGATCAGCTAACTTCCCAACAATATTTACTTCAGGAACAATACCCTTTTTAACATCGTCAGCTAGTAAATTTGCACCTCGGCTATAAACCTTTTTGACTTTTAATGTCCCTTCACCTGACCAATCAAGCATCTTTTTATGTGTTGCTGGATCTTCGGCCATATTAACATCTTCATAATCAACGGAAACTTTAGCTTCAAATTCCTCAATATCGAGCCATTTTTCGTTGTTCACCCACACGCTGCCATATGTGCCGTTAATAACACGATTAGATTTTAATTTACCCATGTGTCAATCCTCCTTAAATCGCAATATCCATATCTAAGTCCTCGATAGCATCAACAATCTTAATGTTGCTACCTAAAAAGACGTTCTTTTTAAAGGACATTTCTTTTACTTTTTGATCGTCCCAATCTGTCGTGTCTCGGCCATCATTTTCCCACGCTAAACGTTGCTTTTGTACGTTAATTTCAGCTTTATTATCAAAGTTCGGATCAAGAATCTCCTCACCTTCTAAGCCGTCATAATAAGCGTTAATGGATCGGATAAATAACACTTGATTATCGTAAATATTGTTGTGTTTACCGATGTAATGCTTATCAAATGTAGTGCGAATATCATCTTTAATTAAATCCTGAACTTCCATGACACGAATCGATTTAAAGTCTTCTGTTTTTTTGCCTGTTGTTGTCGTTAGGCTGTTAATACCTCGGCCAATTTTGATATTTTCGCCATCATTTATCAGGATCAGTTCACCATCATCAACAGCCTTATCAGGATCTTCAATTTCTGTGATAGCATCGACCTCATTCAATTCGTAATAAGTAGATGATCGAGTAAATGGCAAACCTGCTAAGATGCCAGCGATACGCGCGGTATACTCTGCCGTTGTGTACTCTTTTTCACCGACTTTAATTCCTGCTGTAGTTAAATTAATGATTCCCTCATGATCTGCCTCACTGTTTGGCAATACTGCTTTGAACGTTTTCTTATTAATGTCACGCTTTGTTTTAATCCACGTTTCAAAAGTTGTTGTATCCTTAGCTTCAATACCAGGGATGGACAAATAATTGAATCGCTTATTATTTAAGCGTGTCAAAGCTGCGTTGTAATCAGCTGCAGTTGTTGGCAAACGCTCAATAATAATTTTGCTTGGTGTGCCCTTGAACGTTAATTGAATGTAATCTAAGTTTTCGGGCGACCATCCATCTGTTGGTACGTCCTCAATGCTTTTGTAAGTCACAGTGTCAGCGGTTTGTACATCGTCTTTTAAAATCAATGCAACAATTCCTAGCTGGCTACGCTTGATCGCTGTTACAGCTTTACCATTAAAATCTATAATAATTTGTGGTAGGCCCATTGTTTAATCCCCTTCCTCATCATCCAATTCGCCCATAAGCTCAATTGGATATTTTTTATAAAAGTCTTTGCCATTTTTTATTTCATCTTCGATGTTGTTACCTGAACCGCCTTCGCCAAATTCACGACCATCAAAGAATTGAAGATCAAATTCAAACTGCAGCA